ACAGTTTCCTACATATAGCGGAAGGCAAGGCAGAGGTTCGCGTGGTTGGTTTATCTACCCAACGCTTCGCAGAATTCAGCCTGAATTGATTAACAAATGGGAAGCGGCATATAACCGCATTTTGGATAAGTGGGCATAGTGGCAAGAGATACCAGAACCCTATCGCTTAAGATCCTTGCGGATATTGATGATCTTAAGAATAAATTAAATCAAGCTGACAACGCGGTTGAAACTAACAGCGAAAAGATTTCAGCATTTGGAAAGAAGGCTGCTGCTGCATTTGCAGTCGCTGCTGCTGCTGCCGTTGCCTATGGCACTAAATTAGCCGTTGATGGGGTCAAGGCTGCCATTGAAGATGAGGCTGCACAACTTAGGTTAGCCAATGCGTTACGGACTGCCACAGGTGCTACTAATGACCAAATAAAGGCAACTGAGGATTTTATTCTCAAGACATCTTTAGCAACTGGCGTTGCTGATGACAGCCTTAGACCAGCTATGCAAAGACTTGCAGTTAGCACAAAAGATACCGGTGAAGCACAAAGATTATTAAGCCTTGCGTTAGATATTTCAAAAGGTAAAGGGATCGAATTAGAAACAGTTGCAAATGCGTTGGGTCGTGCTCAGGATGGCAATACCGCAGCACTTGGCAGATTAGGACTTGGATTATCTGCGGCCGAACTTTCAACATTAACTTTTACTGAAGTTCAGACTAAATTATCTGAACTATATGGTGGCGCAGCAGCTGCTAACGCAGAAACCTTTCAAGGAAAGATTGATCGCTTAAAGGTTGGATTTGATGAGGCTAAGGAAAGTCTAGGCACAGCATTATTGCCACAGGTTGAAAAGTTTATTACATTCTTAAATAATGAGGGTATTCCAAAATTAAATGGTTTTATTGCTGGATTAACAGGTGATGAAGGATTAAGTGCAGGATTAACAGAAACACAAAGAAGTGCAGAAAATTTTGGAAAATCAATTGATAATTTAATTGGCAAAATTTCTGGATTTATTACCTTTGTGCGTGAAGCCATTGGCTTGGTTGTTTCACTTACTAACGAATTGATAAAGGTTGGTAATTTTTTAGGATTAAATAATCAATTGTTACCTAACCCAGCCCCATCAGCACAAGATCCTAAAAATCCAAGTGGTGGTTTTGGTGGTGGTGGATTTGGTAGTTTGCCAAAAGCAAATACAACAATTAACAACATAACTGTAAATGCAATAGATGGCGAAGGTGCTGCAAGAGCTGTCGCTAAAGTAGTTAATCAAAGCGCAGCCCGATCTACTCCTGCATTAAGTTATCAAGCAATTAGGGCAGCAGCAGGATAATGACTGCATGGTCGCCTGATTGGAAACTTACAGTTGCAGGTGTTGATTACACAGACATTGCAATAAGCGATATTCAGCATCAAGCTGGTCGCGATGACATTTACCAGCAACCAAATCCATCTTATTTGCAAATTACATTTGTGGCGTTGTCTGGTCAAACCTTGCCATTTGACATTAACGATAGTTTAAGTCTGCAAGTCAAAGACACATCAGCTGCTTATGTCAATATATTTGGTGGCGATATAACAGACATAACTGTCAGCGTTGGAGCAACTGGTGCAATTGCAAGTGTTGTCGAATACTCAGTCCTTGCAATGGGATCACTTGTTAAATTAGCAAAAGAATTATATGCCGGCACAATCTCACAGGATGAGGATGGAAATCAAATATATGACCTATTGTCTAGCGTATTGCTTGGAACTTGGAACGATGTGCCAGCAGCTACAACTTGGGCAGGATACGATGCAACTGAAACATGGGCTAATGCGCTAAATCTTGGATTAGGCGAAATTGATACTCCGGGCTTATACACAATGGAAAACAGGGCAGCCGAAACAGACACTATTTACAACATTGCAAGCCTTATTGCTAACTCAGCATTTGGATATCTGTATGAGGACAATGAAGGCAATATTGGATATGCCGATGCAGATCACAGACAGACTTATTTAATAGCCAATGGTTATGTAGATCTTGATGCTAGACACGCATTAGGTCAAGGACTTAGCACAATCACTCGATCAGGTGATATTCGCAATGATGTGTATATCAATTATGGCAACAATTTTGGCTCACAGGAAACAGCAACATCTGCAACATCAATTGCAACTTATGGCTACAAAGCCGAAAGCATCCAATCAGTCCTTCACTCAGCTGTGGATGCTCAAGCTGTGGCAGATCGCTATATTGCCCAAAGAGCATTCCCATTGCCAGCATTCCAAAGCATTACCTTCCCAATCACAAATCCAGAGATTGATAATAGTGATCGGGATAATCTGCTTGGCGTATTCATGGGGCAACCGCTCAATCTGCAAAACCTACCTGCACAAATTTCAGGCGGTGAGTTTGAAGGATATGTTGAAGGTTGGTCATGGAGTACAAGGTTCAACGAATTATTCCTGACAATTAACTTGTCGCCTGTGGCATATAGCCAAGTGGCGATGCGTTGGAATACCACACCAATAACTGAAACATGGCAAACAATAGATCCAACATTGACATGGGAATACGCTACAATCGTAGCCTGAGATAAAGGATAATATGGCAACCACTACCAATTATGGCTGGACTACACCGGATGACACCGCGTTAGTCAAGGATGGCGCATCAGCTATTCGCACGCTTGGCACTTCCGTTGATACAACAACAAAAAACTTAAACCCTGAAACAACTCTTGGCGATATTTCTTTTCGTTCATCAACATCAAATGTCAATACTAGACTTGGCATTGGTGCCACAGGAACTGTTTTAACTGTTGCAGGTGGCGTTCCAAGTTGGGCTACACCCGGAGCTGCAAATCCAACAACTGCCGATGCAGTTGTTACAACTCAAGAAAATACAACTTCAACATCTTACACAAATTTAACAACTAGCGGCCCAGCTGTAACAATTACAACAGGAACAAAAGCATTAGTTATAGTTGGCGCATCTGCTGGTTTTAATAATGGCGCAAATAATTTTATGAGTTTTGCAGTATCGGGAGCAACAACAATTGCCGCAGCAGACTCTTTTGCTTTTTGTTCAAATACCACAGGTGGTTCTGGAAATGCTATTGGTTCTCACGCAAGCGTTCAAACTTTGACTGCGGGAAGCAATACATTTACTGCTAAATATAAAGTTAGTTCTGGTGATGGTTATTTTAGTAATCGCAGAATTTTTGTTATGAATTTGAATTAAGGAGAATAATGGCTATTACATCAAAAGAAATCAATTTATTACAATTAGATCAAGAATTAGGTGGTCAAGGTCTTTGTGCTGATTTTAATGATCCAAAGAAAAAACTGATTGTGCCAGCCGATAATTCAACTGTTACAGAGGATGAGTTAAAAGCAGCAATCGCAGCCCATGTTGCTCAACCAACTGATGCACAAATTACTCAATTAAATCGTGAGCAAGGTTTAGCCAAACTTAAAGAATTAGGTTTTACTGACGATCAAATCTCTGCATTGCTTAATGGCTAAGTATGCCAAGTTTAATTGAGATTGCTAAAGCAGAAATTGGTTATACCGAAACAGGCAACAATTATACAAAGTATGGCGATTGGTATGAACTAAACAATCAGGCTTGGTGTGCCATGTTTGTATCTTGGTGTTATGACAAAGCAGGACTTGGTGGCAAAGTCAGATCTCAATCCAAAAAAGGATTTGCAAGCTGCGCTTATGGTCTTAAATTCTTTGCAGAAACAAATAAGTTAATCCCAGTTGGTCAGGCTAAAGCCGGTGATATTGCATTCTTTCAATTTGACAAAGATGCCGAGCCGGATCATGTTGGCATAATTAAATTTAACAATACAGCTCTAAAGTATTTGCAGGTTATCGAAGGCAATACATCAGCAGACAAAAGTGGCAGTCAATCCAATGGTGAAGGCGTATATCTAAAGCGCAGAAGTTACTCGTTGGTAATGGCTGTCGCCCGACCATAGGAGCAAAATGAAACTATCAAACAAACACAAAGCAGCAATCAAGTCATATCTAAGAGCTGTG